TGATATGCACGAACGTACATAGATTGGCTATGGACAGCACAATTTTGCAATTCGGGGTTCGGCTTGCGCGAGAGCGGATACGGCTGGGGTTGTCCCAAGGTCAAATGGCCCAGCTCGGCGGTGTGGCTTTGCGGACCTACGCAAACTACGAATCTGGGGAACGAGAGCCCGGGATTTTGTCCCTGGCCGGGTGGGGTGCAAACGGCGCCGACGTTCTCTACATCGTGACGGGCAAGCACATGACGTCCCTGATGTCACCAGAGGAAGACGCGGTGGTCGCCGGCTATCGGAGCCTCGATGCGCGCGGGCGCGCAGGAGTGCTTGCGCTGATCGGTGGGCTTTCGGACGCTGCGACAGAAGCGCAGCCAGTGAGGGCTGGCAAGCGCTCCCAGATCATTGTTGGTGGGTCGAACAACGTCCAAGTTGGCAAAGCTACGCCGGAAGTGCCGCGAAAGAAGAAGACGAAAAGTTAAGAGCAGAGCAGTCGGGCGGGGGCGCGGCAAAGCTGCCCAAATCAAACCAACAACAAGGACGGGAAGGGAGTTGCGCGATGGCGCTTACAGCATGCAAGGAATGCAAGAAAGAAGTTTCAACTAAGGCCAAGGTGTGTCCTCACTGTGGGACACCAAATCCGGCCGTAAAAACGAAGGATGTGGTCGCCGGTTTGATTGTTTTGCTAGTGCTCGGCGGCATCATCGCGAGCTGCGTTGGCGGCAAATCCACCACCGATGAAGCTACCTCAACGTCGGCGGCTGCGAGCGAGCCCAAGGCTCTCGCACTACCTCCGTTGCCGGTCACCTTTACAGGTGCCGCCAGCGGCACGACGATAACGGCCGAAAACTGGCCTTCTGCAGCTTCAATCAGCATTGCCCAAAGCGAGGACGAAAAGCGCTACCTTGCCGACCAGGTGTGTCTTGACGAAACAGAGTGCTACGGGCCGAAGCGATTTCGGCGCTTTGTGTTCAAGCGCTACCCTGACATTGCTCGCATGACCTATCGCCCAGAGGCGGGCGATGTGCAGGATAAAGACACTTTGGAGCAGAGGAAGGAGTTCTTCTTCCAAGGGCTCTATTTTGCGAAGCAGATTCAGCTTGCCAACGGTCAGAGCCTGTACGACTTCATGCGGTTGTGCAGCAAAGGTTTCACCGCTGTTGATGGCGCCGAAGTGGGTTTCGACACGGCCACGAAGTCATCCTATTTCGACCTTCAGTACTTTCCGGTTTTGCGGCGCGCTGACACGGGGGAGCCAGAAGAGATGCAGATTCTGTTGGAGCGGCGCGGCGACAAGATCGTGGCTCGAAGCCCGTTCTTTACCACCAATGCGCTCAGGTTCCCTGACTTCTTGGAACGACATCATTTGACGTGCTGGCGTGGTAAGGGCAAGCAAGGCTCGGCGGGATGACGAACGAGCAGCAACGTACCGGTTTTCTGCGCCGCCGCACGAATATGAAATGGACCCCCGCCCCGCAAGGCGATAACCCTGCGCCTCAGTGGCTTAAGACAGCCGTCACGCTGGCCTACCGTGCCTCCGTGGTGCTCTTGGCCCTCCCTGCGCTGCTATTCCTCCTGAAGCAACTCTTCCGACTGCCTATTGAACTGGAGCCGCTTTGGTTGCTTAAGTTCTACGTGCTGGATTGCGGAGTCATGGCGGTGTCACACGCATGGCGAATTTGGCTGTTGCGGTTGCCTGTCCCGATCCGATTCTCGGCGCCCGTGCCGTATGGTTACCCGGGGTGGCGGACCATTCTTCAATCGCAACTTGTTTCAGGGTGCCTGTTTCTCGCGTTAGGTGGGGGCCTTCTCTTTCTATGAGAAAAATCTATCTCAGGCTAGCGCTCTCATTGGCAGTGATTGCCATTGCCTACGCTGGAGCGACGAGCGTTCACCGTCTGATGAGAAGCTACGAAGGTTATTGTGAGAAAACCGGTTTGAAGCTCACCACAGCGGAAAGGCTCGATGTCGCCATCAACCATTACGTGCGCCAGCAAACTTTGGCGGACTTCTTGGAGATCCGCCAAGCAGAGGGCCGAAACGTAAAGACTGACGACATGGGGAGGCTCTACACGTTGATCCCCTATCAAAGCTCTGCAGAGTTCAGGCGGGAAAATCCAGACTGCTGCAGTCGGACGTGGGGCAATGTCGAGGGGGATCAATTCGGCTTCTGGGAGCGAGCGGATGGCGCGGGCGACGGCATGTTCGAGTTTCGCCACAGGATCAGGTACGTGGGCGAGGACGGTGTTGAAAAGGTCTTGGTTTCGACGAAGACCTATTACACGGTGAACAACTGCGGCCACCCTCGGACGCAGTTCTACTTTTGACCTCATCAAGGGGCGTGCGTTCGCCACAATAAGCCCGGTTTCACCGGCGATCTGAGGCAATTCCAATAGAGCAGTAGCCGCGCGGGGGCGCGGCATACAGCCTTTTTATCAATCCACACAGACGGGAAGGTAGAAAGGAGCAGTAATGAAAGTAGTGAAGTGGCTGTTTGGTCTTGCGTTTGTCGCCATCGTCATCGGCGTGCTGAGTGACCTGACTGATCCGAAACCGAAGTCAGGGAGCGCGTCCACAGCGGGCAGCGCGATAGAGAGCGCAGAAGCGGCCGAGCCACCCTTGCCAGTCAAGGCGGATGCGCTGTTTCGCGCGTACGACGACAACGAGGTGGCCGCAGATCAAAAGTACAAGGGCAAGAGCCTACTGGTGACCGGAACGGTGCAGAGCATCGACAAGGACTTCACCGACAGCATTGTTGTGAAGCTCGCGTCTGGCAATCCGTTCATGGCGGCGCATGCTTATCTGGACGATCAGCATGCAGCGATGGCGGCTTCGCTGAAGAAGGGGGCAAAGGTGGCTTGGGTGTGCCAAGGGGATGGGCGGATTGTCGGTAGCCCGATGTTGAAGGGGTGTGGGCCGAAGGACTAGAGAACAGGAGCCCCGCCAACGACGCGGGGCAATTTTTGGGTGTCTGGGCCGTGCCCGCCGCTTATTTGTTCCAACCGTCGATTGCAGCAAGAAGCATCGGCCGCGTGTACTTCTCAACGGTGTCCAATCCTTTCGGATCGCCCTCGTGGTCGAACTCCCCGTTGTCGAACGCAAGGTAGACATCCCATGCAAAGTCGCTGAGTTCCCAGTTCGAGAAAGGCAGGAACATGTTGGCAACGCCGTCGCAGAAATAGAAGTCTTTGCGTCCCTCAATGAAAGTTACGGCGAGCCAGTACGCCAGTTCGTCGAATAGCGCGCGTTTCGTTTGGCCGCGACGCTCGCACAGCAAATCGATATCTGCTGAGGTCAGGCTCACATCCGAAAGCCCTTGGGCAATTTCGTCTAGGGTCATATCTCGCGCTTAAGAACACGTCGGGCATGTACACGACGGCCTGCCCGGGCTAGGCCGATTGCAGTTGCGCCCAATACGCCCGCCAGTCTGCCACTGTCACCCATAGGGCCGCGCGGAGCTGAGTGTCGGTAAGGTCGGTGAGCGCTTTCGCGTGGAACCGCCCCTCGCAAAGAGCCATTGTCGACGCTCGAAGCCCACCCCGAATACCCCACATCCGCATGATCTCCCGAATCATGCCGGTACGCGGCAGGCTTTCACCACGGGCGCAGGATAACCAGCCGTCCAAGTAAGACCGAGCCGCCCAATACTGCTCGTGCGACAACTCGGTGTTGTCTCGCACATCCTCCAGGCCGCGCCCATTGAGGTGGTTGCAAAGGGCCTTCCAAACCGTGCCGGCGTCTATGGCACCTTCCTCTGCCAATTCGATCTGCAATGCGATGTGAGTGAGTTCTGCCCGCTGCTCGATGGTCATGCGTTCTTTGGCTGGTGCCGGCGGGGTGGGGCAGCGTGAATGGGCGGCCGACCTGCATAGGATGACTTGGCCAATCTGCACGTTGCCATTGCCGGCGGAAATGCTCTGCTTGATGTTTGTCTTGTTGCTCACTTACGTATCTCCCACAACGGCGCGCGGGCCGCTTGGGGAGGCTACGGCGCGATGGCGAGGCTGTGGGTCAACGAGTGTGGCATCCCTAGCTGCGGAGCATAGTCCGCTCGTTGCCGAAGCTAAAGGCGCCTTTGTGCAATGCAACGATGATTTGCGATTGCCTCGCGCTCAAACAACGCCGGCCGCCAACTTACTCTGACCGGGAAAATGGTCGCAGGTGTGCCGGGGTGCAAGTAGGCAGTTCGTTGACATTTCTTTAACTATTAATTATCGCGCACTATTGGTTACGTTTTGGTGTTGGCGATAATCTGAGTTCAAAAATCAGAATTTGAATCGGGGTATGCGGGTGCATACGCTGGACCTGCTGCCGAAGTGGGGGTCAGATTTCTATCTTCGGTGCCGCACAAATTGGCAGGTGTTGTGCGAATTAACTTAAACATCAAAATGGGTGAAACAATGTCAGTCACGCCATACACCATCTTTTGTGCAGCAAATTCGCAGTTTGCTATCGGTGTCAAAGACCGGATCGTAAATTCTCCTGTCATTTTGTGCGATACAAAATCTAATAAGGAAGAGCGTTATCAGTGGTTGATTCGGGACGACAATACGATTGCTCTTCGAGTTGATCCTACCCTTATTCTCGATACCGCGAAGTTGGCGGACTATCAGACGTTCTACCTAAGCGTCTACAACAGCCAGAAGATCCTTGATACACAAAAGTGGGTCTACGACGGCGACAAGCACTTCCGAAACGAAGGGAATCCGAATTTTGCCATCGACAATCAGGGCCGAGCGACCAGTAACGGAAATCCCATCATCGTTCATGCATACAATGGGTCCCCAGCGCAAGAGTGGAATCCAAAGAGTGATTTGAAACTCAAGCCGACCCGGTTTTTTTATGCGGCCAATAAACGGTTTGCCTTCGGGGCCAAGCGTGCAATAGCCAACCAGCCAGTGGTTCTACTTGACACGACCAAAATAAATCGCGATCTCTATGAATGGATTCCGCAGGAGGACAATACCATCGTGCTCAGCGCGGGAGGACAGACTTTGGCTTTGACGGCCGCTAGCGTCGCGCAACAACAGAGTCTGTATTTGGCCGTCTATGACGCTAACAACGTGACGGCCGGTCAGCAATGGATCTATGACGACAACGGCTACATCCGAAATGTTCAGGACCCGACCTTCGTTATCGATAACAAGGGCAGCAGCCAGACCGACGGAAACACCATTTGGGTCTACAAGTTCAATGGGTCGGATGCAGAGCAATGGGTGCCGACGACTGATCTGAGCTTGGAGAAGAGCACGTAGGACGGGCAAACACAGGCTACCTGGCCTGTATTTCCCCCACTACTTGGTGGTTCAGTTTCTCTTCTAGCTGCCGAAGGTGGAAGTACGCAGATAGCTCAACGGTCCCTACTATTGCGTGCTCTGCGTTTTCCGGCGCCTCTCCCGGGGGAGGGGCGCCAGCGCCCGAGTGTGCAGGGGCGCTTTTTTTGTGTCTGCTGCAAACGTTTGACGACTTAGCATCGGCATCTTGCATCGTTTTTATCGTGCCCGGCCGAACTGCGGCGTGTGATGTTGCGTCCGCATCAGAAATGCCGTTACCAGGAAAAGCGGGTGCTTTATCCGTCTAATGGTGTATTCACCTTCTCGGCAAAACGCGCACACTGATCTCACGCAGCGATTCTTGGTGCTCACCTGCGTTTAATGTGTCTTTTCAAGAGGGGGGGGAAGGCGCAGCGCCCGCGTGTGCAGGGCGTTTTTTTTTTGCTTGGGTGGCTCCGGGTGCATCCGCAACGTCCAAATCCTACAGAGGGGCATAGTGCGCCCAGGCAAGGTAAGCCAAGCCAATCGCGATAACGAACAGCACCAGTGCAATTTGGTATCGGGAGTTGTCTTGCAGCTTGCGCGGCCCATTTGAGCCGTCCGGATGCTCGTCGTGATGTCTCATCATTTTCACGAACTCCTGAAGCACTAGCTACAGCAAAGGCAACCTGTTGGGGGATGCCTGATTGGCATCGTCGGTTGCTACACCTGCATTTTATTCAGCCGTAGCCCCAATTCCAGTGCAGTCGTAAAGCCGCTGTCGTTCAAACTGTGAACAACATGGCCGACCGACCAGCCTGTCCCGTCAATCTGCGGCTTCCACCCGCTCACTTTCGCATGCAGTGAAGGGAACAGCTCCGCCCGCCCACGCGCCAACGTGATGTTGAACGTGGCCACGCCGCGCTGAATCTTCTGCCACTCGGCCCGCGCCGCGCGCTCGGCGTTTGATCTTGAAGCGTACGTGTGCCGCAACACCTTCACGTTGTCGGGGTTCGGGTCGGCTTGCACCGTCTCTGGCTTCTTCTTTTCCTTGGCTTTGACCTTCTTCTTGGCGGTCGGTGTCTCCTTGGTGGCGACGGCGTTGGCCGCGTCGATGACAACCTCGCCACGCACGCCGGCGCGCGTGTCCTGGTAGTGCGCCTTCACGCCGTTGTAATTCTCCCGATCGGCAATGCTGAACGTGTGAGTGTCGCCGGACGCGCGGGTGATGTTGACGGTGGGCAGCGGCAGGCCCGACCCGCTGGTCGGCTCTCCGGCGGGAATGAAGAGCAGTGTGCCGTTCTTGACGGTGGCAATGGCGTCGAACTCTTTCGCCAGGCGTGACAGGAAGTTGGCGTCTGACTCGCCGGTCTGGTCGACGTGGGTGATGACCTGGTCGGCCAGCTTCTTGCCCACCAGCCAAGTGAACTTGTTGCGCAAGGCGATGGCCTGGACGACTTCAGCGACGGTCTTGCCGGCGTAGGAGTCTTCTCGGCGAGTGGTGAGGCCGCCGTCCATGTCGGCGCTGCGGGCGCGGATGACCAGGCGATCCGGCGGGCCGGTGTGCTCCAGCTCGTCGACCTTGTAGGTGCCTTTGTCGACCAGGCCGGTGCCTTCCCAGCCGAGCGAGAGCGACAGGCGTACCCCTTTCTCGGGCAGGTCGAGCTTGCCGTCGCTGTCGTCGAGCTCGATGTCGAGCTGGTCTGCCTCGAAGCCGCTGTTGTCTGTGAGGGTGAGACTGATGAGCCGCCCCTGGAAGCGGCCGGTGATGTCTTTGTTGCCGACCTTGATGCGGTAGGCCGGGCGCGGCGACAGGCTGTCGGGGGCCTTGGCGGTCATTGCAGCAGGCCGGTTGCGATGCTCGCGGCGTGCGAGAGCAGCCCGTCATCCACGCGGGTGAGCTTGAGGGTGAAGTCGCACGCGCGGGCGGCGCCGTCCTGGAAGAAGTAGGTACGGGTGGTGTCCAAACTGTCGATGACGAACTGGCCGTAGTAGTGGCCGGTGCCCTCGATGAGGGTGTAGGCGTCGCCGCTGTCGGCCATCAGCTCCAGCGCAGAGAGCGACCACTCGCCGCCGGTGAACTCGGGGAAGAGCTTGCCGGTGAGTGTGATGGTTTCCTCATCCGGCCCAACGTACTGATGCGACGGTCGGCGGCCGACGCGGTTGTTGCCCGGGTGGCGCCAGGCGACCTGGCGTTGGAATTCCGTATAGGGCGCCGTGTCCAGGCTGAACACGAACAGGCCCAGGGCCATCATCATGGTCAGTCCCTGTCTGCAAGGCGCGAGCGCTGGCGAGCGGCTCGCTGGTTTTCGATCTGGCGCAGCTCGTCGCGCACCAGGCGGGCGATGGCCTGCGGGTCAGCGCCGGCGGGCGGGTGGATGTGGATGGTGATGGGCGCGGCTGCCGCCGCCGGCGCTGCACCCACCGCACTGGTGGCGAGCGCGGGGCGCGTGTCAAAAGAAATGGGTGCGGCCACCGCGGCAGTGCCGCCAATCGCAATGCCGGCGCCGATGCTGGTGAGCTTGGTGGCCAGGCTCTGTACGGCCTTCAGGGGGGCGCCTTGGCCTTCTTCCAGGCCTTGGGTGAGACCGGCCATGGTGAAGCCGCCCAGCGTGGCAAACACGCGGCTTGGGCTGTGGATGCCGAGCTTGTCTTTGAACCACGTGGCAACGCCGTCCGCCAGCTCGCCCACCTTCTGCTTGAGGGCGGCCCAGCGCTCGGAGATGCCGGAGAGCAGGCCATCGACCATGGCGCGGCCGGCGTCGAGCAGCTTGTCTTTGGTGGACGTGAACCAGTCCGCAATGCCGTTGGCTTTCTCTTTGATCCAGTCCCACGCGTGGCCGAAGGCGTCTTTGATGCCTTGCCAAAGGGCGGCCAGCTTAGGGCCGATGGTTTCCCAGTTCTGCCAGATGTAGAGGGCGCCGGCGGCGATCAACGCGATCACGGCAAGCAGCGGGTTGGCCAGCGCCAGGCGGCCGATCCACAACAGTACCTTGCCGACGCCGCCAACGCAGCGCATCAGCAGGTTGAAGGCGCCGGCGAATATGCGCATGACGAGAGAGCCCTCTTTGGCGCCACCTGTGAGCGTGGCCATGATCGTCCGCAGCTTGGCGAGGGGCCACAGTACGGATGCAATGGTGAGCAGGATCGGGCCGATGGTGAGTAGCGTGGCAGCCAGCACACCGGCGCCCACGGCCATCGCCTTGGCAAGGCCGGGGTTCTCCTGCATGAACTTCGTCACGCGGTCGGCGGCCTTGGCGACCCATTCCAGAGCGCGTGCGTAGAGCGGCATGACCTTCTCGCCAATCTCTTTCTCCAGGTCGTGTACCTTGGCCAGCGTTTCCAGTTCCTTCCCTTGCGGCAAGCCCTTGGCCGCGGTGTCGAGCTGGTCAATGCCGGCGGCGCCTTTGTTCAGGCGCATGTTCTTGTGGATCTGATCGCGCTGCAGGTACATCTGCGACATCAGGTTTGATGCCGTGCGGTTGGAGAAGATGCTGCCGATAGCGTCCAACACCTGGTCTTTCTCGGTGATGCCCTTTTCTTTGAGGGTCGGGAGCAGCACCTGCTCCAGCCAGGCGAATTGGTCCTTGCGGAAGATATCGGCGCCCTTGAGTGCGCCGGGGTCCATGAACGACACCTGACCGGCCTTGTCTTCCTTGACCTTGCTGCGGTCTGCGATGAGGCCGAGGCGGTCCAGGTTGCCGAGCGTGCGTTTGGTGGTCTTGCCTTGGTAGAGGTTTTGGTACGCACTCATCATGGCGGTGCCGACGGTGTTGCCGCCCATTTCCTGCACCAGCGGCTCCAAGGTGTAGAAAAACGCCTCGCTCTCCATGCCCTTGGCGGCCAGGCCGCCGCGCTTGATGACGTTGAGCCATTCGTCGGCCTGCACGCGGCCGCCGGTGGCCGTGATGACGCGCTGAACCATGTCCGCCTGGTTGCGGAATTCGGTTTCGCTGGCCAAGCCCCCGCGCAGCTCGATGACCTTGAGCAGGTCCATGAACATGCGTTCGTTATCCGCACCCTGCGCCTGGCCGAAAACGGCCTTGTTGGCGAACTTCATCTTGGCGAGGGTGGGCAGCACCATTTCTGCATGGTGCGCATCGCCAAACACGCTCAGGGCGTCGCGCATCAGCTCGGCCTTGTCGACCTGGCTGACGCCGTAGGCCTTCATCTGCTTGGCAAACTCGATGGATTCCTTGGTGGCGGCGTCGCCCAGGCCGAGCGCACCGATGCGGGTTTTTTCCAGCTCGTAGTGTTTGGATTCGCCCAGGCCTTTCCAGATAGGAGCGGCGGTGGCAGCGCCGGCAACGGATGCACCAGCGCCGGCAGCGGCCAGATTGCCGGCGCGCGTGCGCATGCGGTCGGCCGCTTGCTGCGCGGAAGCCATTTCACGGGCCCGGCCGTTGTGTGCCTTGAGGCGCGCGTCCTGCTCTGCAAGAGCGTGCGTGGCGGCAGACGTGGCGCGCCGAAGGTGCTCCTGGTACTCCGCCATCGACTTGGTGCCGCGACCTGCGTCTTGGAGCTTTCGGCGCACCTCCGCAAGCTGCGTCTGCTGCGCACGGAACTTGTTGGTCAGCCGTTCCGATGTGGCGGACGCCCGCTTGAAGTTCTCGGTGAGCTGCGCGCTGGGCGATTTGGCCTTTTGCATTGCCAGCTCCAACCGCTCCACGCGTTCGCGCGCCTTGCGCATCTCCGCTACGGTCTCCCGGATGCTGCCGCGCAGGGCGTCGAACTGACCCGTCAGGCCTTTGGCGCGCTCCAGCGCTTTGAGCTGGTCGCGTGTTGCCTTGACTGTCCGGGCTAGGTCCTTGTTGGTGCCAAGAAGCCGCTGCAGCGGCCGCGTGGCCTTGTCGACAGCCTGCAGCACAACCTCCAGGCGCAGGCGGCGGGCGTCGCTCATTCCTGCGCCTCGCTGCGCTCACGTGCGCGCTCGCGCCACTCCATCAGCTCGGTGATGCTCATTGCGTACAGCTCCTCCAGGCGGAAGCCAAAAATCACTGCAACGTCTGCGGCGGCGTTTTCGACTCGGTCAGGAAGGCTTCGTCCCGATCCTGCTTCGAGAGCAAAAAACCTGTCACTTCAGTGGCGATCTTGACCAGGTCGGCCAGATCGAGCTTGCTCACGTCTGCGGTGGTGAGCGTGGGCGCGGTGATGCGCGGCAGAACGGTATGCAGGGCGGAGACGTCCATGCGCATCATGTCCATAAGGCTGACGCCGCGCAGCTCGCCGCTGCCGGGCTTGCGCAGGGTCAGCACGCTGATGACCTGGTCGCCGCGCTTGATGGGGGTGTCGAGGGTGATGTTGGTGGTGAGTTGTTCCATGGTGGGGAGTGCTCAGAGGGTGGAGGGATGACGGGTGGCGTTGCGGTTGGCCGATCAAAGGCCAATGGCCTTGCGCTGTTCGGCCAGGCGGTCGACACCGAAGACTCGCTCGATGAAATTCACGAGGTCGATCTCGATCCAGTCCTCACCATTGACGGAGAGCTTGTAGTACGAGAGCGATGACTTGACCTTGAAGGGCTCTTTGCCGCCGGCCTTGGCATTGCCGAAGTCGACTTCGGTGTGGCGGCCGCGCACGGTAATTTCCACGGCGTCGACGCCGCCGGTGTCTTCTGCCTGGTAGGCGCCGGCGAAGCGCACCAGGGCGCCGTCCACCGTGGTGGTGCCGTACTGCTTGAGGATGTCGCGCATCAAGCCACCGTAGGTGGTCTCCAGCTCCAGCTTTTCATTGCCCAGGTCGATGTCGATTGGGCCGTTCATGCCGCCGGCGCGGTATTCCTCCAGCTTGCGGGTGAGCTTGGGCAGGGTGATTTCTTCCACCTCGCCGGCGTGCGAATTGCCGTCGGCGAAGACGTTGAAGTGTTTGAGGATGCGGGGGAGTGCCATCGGTGGTCCTTGTCAGGGTGGTGCCGCAGCTCAAGCCGCGTTGACGGCGTCGGCAAACTGCATGAGGTAGCGGTCTGTAATGCGCTGGCGGAAAGTGAGGTCTTCCAGCGGCGGGACGGGGGTGTAGTCGTAGTCAATGGCGAGCTGGCCGGCTTTGAGCGTGTCTTTACCGTTGGCGGCCGGGTCGAACCACGCTTCGCCGCCGAGCAGGTAGCCGTTGCGTACCAGGTTGCGCAGCTTGGCGTTGACTCCGGCCAGGATGTCGCGCACCAAAGACGGGGTCATGGGCAGGTCATTGGCCCACATGTGCGCTTCGGCCATCGTGTCGGCCAGCACCTGCGCTGTGCGGGTGTAGTTCTCGAAGGCGAAGAGCTTGTCGGCGCTGCAGGTGCGCGAGCCCCAGAAGCGGAAGCCGTTCTGATGGACCAGCGTGGTGACGTCGTGCGAGTTGAGGTAGCCGGCGTCGGTGGCGGGGTTTTGCAGGTCCCAGTACACGTCGCGCGAGAGGCCTGTGACGCCGTTGACTGGCACGTTGGACAGCGTCTTGTGCCAGCCGACCTCGTTGTCGATCTTGGCGCGCAGGCCGACAGCGCGGGCGGTGGCCCAGAGCGTGCGCTCGGCGTTGGCGACGCTGCCCCAGCCGACAAAGTCGGGCCAGAGCACCATGAGTTCGCGTGCGCCGAAGTTCTGGCGGTAGGCGACGACGTCTTCCTTGGTGTTGCAGCCGGCGGCGCTGACGTAGGCAAAGGCACGCAGCTTCTGCGCGATGCTGGCCAGCTCCGATGCGACGGGCAGCGAGTCGAGCCCCGGTGCAGCGAGGATACGCGGCGTGATGCCAAAGCGGTTGCGCGCGGCGAGCAGCGCTTTCATGCCGGTGTAGCGGCCCTGGTCGTTGGTGGTGCCGATCAGGTTGCTGGTGGTCTCGCCTTCGGCTTTGCCTTCAGCCACGCGCACGACAACGGTGAGCGGACTGGTTTGGTCGGCAATGGCCTGCAGCGTGCGCGCGAGCGTGCCCTTGTCGCCGGCCTTGCCGATGGCGCCTTGTACATCGGTGAGCAGCACGAGCGTGTCGAGCGGGAACGCGGCCGCATCCGCGTCGCTGGCCGTGCACACCACGCCGACGACGGCGGTTTCAATGGTGCGGATGGGGCGTGTGCCTTCGTTGATTTCGATGACACGGACGCCGTGGTGGTAGTCGGTGGGCATGCATTCCTCCGGGTGGGTCCGACGATGGATCGTCCCGGTAGGATGCGGCGCGCGCGCGAGCGTGTCGCGCGCTGGGTGTTGTGGGGCGTGGCTGCACAACAGGACGCGGGCTGGAGCGGCGGGTGTCGCAAATTCGCAGCATCCGGACCCGCCAGAAGAGGGGGGAAGTGCCGAACTTTGAGCGATGCCGCGCGGGGCGTAGCACTATGCGGGTTGCCTTTGATTTCAGCCGAAGAATGCAAAAAATGGCTCGCCGCTCATTCAAAATTCTTGCCCCGCTTGCCGCAATTGTCAGCATCGCGCTTTCCCTGTCGGCGTCGCCAGTCGACGCCGCTGAGAAGACTGTTGCCGTTGGCGAAGCACATGTTGTCGTCCCAGGAATTGATGGGTTCGACGACCTGACCTTGACACCCGCAGGGACGGAGAGAGCCAGGGTATTTGTCGAGAAGGAGGCACTCTTGATGGCCTTCCTGGTGCAGGGGCCAAATGCCAGAAACTACTTCATTGTCAAGACGCCTAGCGCTCTCAAGGAAGGCGTCCTGACAAAAGACGAGTTTCGTGGGCTCACAGACGGCTTTCGCGCTTCTCGCGCCAATACCACTTCAGTTGGCGACGCCGCGAATCAGCAGATCAAGGAGAAGCATGACGAGATCGAGAAGGCAACCGGTAGAAGGTTTGACCAAGCACAGTTCAGTGCGCCGGTCCTCGTTGCGGAGGGTCGAGATGACGACGTGTCTTACGGCTACACCGTAGCGTCAAAACTTAGCGGGCAGTACAACGGCAACAAAGGATCTGTAGTCATGTTGATGTGTACCCACGCTGTGCTGGTGCAAGGCAAAATGGTCATCATTCAGATGCACAGTCCGCGCTTGTCTGGCACCGATGACGCACGCGTGGGCGCCGAGTGTCGCCAGTACGTTGACAGACTGATCAAGGCAAACACGGCACCGTAGGCCAGGTGAAGTCGAATGGGAAGCCGGGCTGTGATGTCACGTCGCGCAGGGCCTGGCGGTACTGGCCGGCCAGGCGCATGCCCTCCATATCGCCTGCGTCCATTGCCTTGTAGACCAGCGTATCCGCGACCTTGAGCCGCCGCTCGCGCTCGATGCGCGCGTCCCGCGCGACTACAAAGGCGTGGGCTGCCGCGCCGTGCTGGTTGACTAGCGCTTTGAGCTCGTCGGCAGAGGGCGCGGGTGTGGCGAGCTTCCATTCATAGAGCTGGGCATCCGATAGCTGGGCGCCGGTCTCCTGGTCGACCAGGTGGAAGACCCAGAAGTCCGTGCCGTGCACCGCGCGGGGGTATTGCTGCTGGATGCAGAAGATCAGTTCGTCGTGCGTGAGCATGGTGTCGATATCACTGGTTGCGCAGCCAGACGGCGCGCAGGTAAAGGCGATAGAAGGTGTTGCGCAGGCCCACCAGGACCCACGGGGCCGGCACGTCGGCAGCGCCGCCAGATTCGCCGGTTGGCACCGAGCCGAATTCCGCGATGCCGCTGGCCCACTGGCACTGCGCGCCCGTCGCGGCTTTGCCGTTGTTCAGGTTTGAGAGATAGTCCGAAAGCCACTGTCCGGCCCACGACATGTAGACGTTCCCGTTGGTGGCCAGGATGCCGCCACCGCTGCCGGCGTGGATGGCACCTTGCGCCACCATGTCGCCGTCGCCGTTGAACATAAAGGCGTTTGTCTTGCCACCGATGTGCATGGACATAAACGGCGTAGTGGCATCAGACCCACCCGCATAGCAGTCGATTGCGCCGAGGTGCCTCGCGCCCCACTGGGTCCAGCGGATGCCCATGTACGCCGCCTGGTTGCTCGGGCAGTCGATCTGCAGGGCTGGCGTACGGCTTCCGTTCCACTCAACAAAGCCCCCACCGATGGAGTCGGTCCCGTTGGTTGAAACAACCAACGCAGAACGCCCGTACCCCACGCCAAAGTGGAAGCCAGCGTTTGCTATCAACGCGGCGCCTGCGGCCGTCAGTGGGTTGACCAGGTTGTTTGTGTCCCACGGCTCTGCGCCGTTGAAGGCGGGGCGTGTTGTGAAGGAGAACTGCCCCGTGGCGTAGTTGATATGGACAGGGTTGTGTCTGTAGCTGCCATCCACGTTGTAGCTGCTGAGGACAAGGTCGCCAGACGCCCCAACCATGTACTGGCGCCAGATGACGGTATCCCCACCGAATTCCAGGAAGCCACGCCCGTCGTTGTTGTATGCCGGCAGGTTGACGTTGGCACGCGTCTTGAACAGATCGGCCACGATAGCGGCCGGCGTCGCGATGTTGCCGTTGCCGTCGATGGTGCAGGCGCGTACGTACGAAGAGAACGACCCATCCTCGGCCGTGTTCCGGTCGATGATGAGATGACCGCCGCTGGAGACGATGCGGAAGCGACCGAGTTTGGTCGGTTGGTTGGTGTCTGCGAACCGCAGCTCATTCGATGGCCCAGTGAGCGTGATCAGGCCTGACACATCGCCGCCGCTGCTCGGCAGCGCGGCCTTGGCGGTATGCAGGGCGTCGACGGCCGTGTCCTTGGCATCTTTGACCGAGGCGGGCGAGGCATACCGGTCGTCGGCCTGGCCCAGCGGCACGGCGTGCTCGGGTGCCGTTGCCGCCGCCGTCGAGAAAGTCTGCCTGGCAGAGCCCCCAAGTGCAGCCTTTTTGGCGAGCTGCGTCGCCAGGTGCTTCGGCGAGACCGCCTTTGCGCTTTCCCGGCCGGCGGTCACTTCCGCGTCTGTGGCCAGTTGCACCAGGCCACTGCGTGCCTCGGTGCTCGTGCGGGCCTGCAGCGCGGCCGGCGTGACGGCGCGCTGTGCATCGGCGCCGTCGATGGTTTCCTGCGCGGTGGCGAGCTCGACGACGCCCGGGCGTTCGGTGCTGGCCGGCGGGTTGGTGAAGGCGGTATCACCAAACGACAGCGCGCTCACATCGAGCTGCTTGAAGACCATGTCGACGGCCAGGAGCAGGATGGCCACCGGCGCCTTTTCCATGATGGGCGTCTCCTGGCAGTAGGTGCCGAGCAGCACGCCGTTGTCCAGGTAGAGGCCGAAGCCGTAGGTGGTGTACTGGTC